AGAGTTCTCTCTGATTGCTCTCTTGAAGTCATCATGAGCCATGTGAGGAATAAACTCGTTTGCCCACATAGCTTTGTCTTTAGGCTTTCTACTATAGATAACCCATGACATCTGTTCAGGACTGTTAAGATTGATGGGCATATCCCCCATTAAATTTCTTACTTGTAAAGATAATCGCTTCTCAATCTCTTGCTTCTCTGTCTCAAACTCTTTTCTTACAGACTCTAGTTTTGTCTCATCTACCTTGAACCCATTCCTGTGTGTCCTAGCTAGAGTAACACATACTTTATTTGTAAGTAACACTGTGTCCATAAGATGTGCATACTTAGTAGAATTAAGTTTCTTATACTGTCTATCAGACAACTGCTGTGTAGCGTGTAAGTCTGCAGACAAATACTGTCTTAACTCTCCTCTAGGTATCTCATCTGTAGCATAACCCTTTGCAAAGTATTCCTTCAATGTATCTTCTTTCTTTGTCTCTAGGTCATACCTTTCGGCACAGTCTTTGAGATGCAAA